GATAACCCCGCCATTGACGAAGAACGTAAAGCGGAAATCAAGTCACAGTATAGCGGTATCTTCTATCGTCGCTACATTTTAGGTGAGCGGTGTGTTGCAGAAGGTGCTATCTACGACATGTTGGACGAGGCGAACTATTACGATGATAGTGAGCGCCCCCAAGGACTGGAATACATCAGCGACCGTCTGGTTGGTATTGACTTCGGCACCAATAACCCGACGTGTTTCCTGGACATCTACGATGACGGCACAACTTTATGGGTAGACCGCGAGTATTACCACAATAGCCGATTCAAGGATAAGCACGGGCAGAATGTGCAGAAGGACACCGCGCAATACACCGATGACTTTTTGCGATGGGTGGAAGGTGAAGAGTTTGACGGGCGAGAATTTACCCCCGGCAACATGACCCTGGCGGATTTTACCCCGCGCATCTTCGCCGACCCTGCTGCGTCCCCGCTTATCACCGCCATGCGTAATCGCGGTATTACCGTCACACTGGCGAATAACGACGTGCTGGACGGCATCAGTTGCGTGGCTACACTCATTCGGAAGCGACTCATTCGCATCCACAACACGCGATGCCCGATGTTGAAGAAAGAATTGGGCGCGTATGCGTGGGATGAGAAATCATCGAAACTTGGCAAAGAACAGCCAATGAAGATGAATGACCATACACCCGACGCCTTAAAATATGCCTGTTTTACTTCTCTAGCAAAGTGGCGTTATGCATCAGACTATTAACCCGTAGGTATGCTTCATGGCACGTCCACGCCCCTGGGCCAAAAACCGCATAGTTCCTACCCCTTCCGCGCCGGTGATGGGCATGGATGAGCAGATTGGGGAAATGCGCGCCTTCGCGGCCATGGATGCCTACATCAATCAGGCGGCACGACTGGGCGCTGGCACTAACGCCATGACGTTCCAGGGGGCCAACCCCTTGACGCGGCGCACACAGAACTACATGGAGTTAATCTCCCTGTACCGTTCCAACTGGATTGTGCAAAACATCGTCAATACCATCCCTGAAGACATGGTAAGCAACTGGTATAAGCTCCAGTGTGAACTGCCCCCGCAGGATATTGCCGATTACGAAGCCTACGAGATGGAAATTGGCCTACAAGCCTCTATGTGTCTGGGCATGCAATGGGGACGGTTGTTTGGCGGCGCGGCGGGTATCTTTATCATGGACGGCGACTTGGAAGAGCCGCTTGATCTTGAAACCATCATGCCCGGAGACTTCCGCGGCCTGCACATTGTTGACCGATGGTCTGGTATCTCTCCCGATAATGCACTGTGTAGCGATATCCGGTATCCTCGCGCCATTGGCTTGCCGGAATACTATACCTTCCATGACGATACAAGTAAGCAAACCTTCCGCGTCCACCACACTAAAATGGTGCGATTTGAAGGTCGCAACTTGCCCTTATGGGAAAAGCAAGCAGAGAACTATTGGGGTGCGAGTGAACTCGAAGCTATCTATGACGACCTCATGCGTCGTGATGGTATCATCAACAACATCGCCGAACTCACCTTCAAAGCGCGCTTGATTACCCGCGAGATTGACAACCTTGACCAAATGCTGTCATCACGTAGCGGGAAGGAACTCGAACGTTTCTACCGCATCATGCAAGCACAGGCGCAGGCGTTGACGAATCAGGGTATCCTGCTTATCAACAAAGATGAGAAGGTGCAGAGTCATCAATACACCTTTGCCGGCCTCGCGGAAATATACGAAAACATTATGATGGACTTGGCGGGCGCGTCTCATACCCCTGTGGCGAAGCTGTTCGGGCGCACACCGGGCGGGTTGAATGCGACAGGTGACGGCGACCGAGAACTGTACGACGCCTATCTTGATAACCAGAACACTGCCGTGCTGTTGCCTATGTTGAATCAGGTACAACCGTTAGTCGCGTTGAGTGTGTGGGGAAAACGTCCCAAGGGCGCAAAGATTGTCTTTAATCCCATTCGCCGTGCAAGCCTCAACGACATGGCGCAAATTGCCGCACGTAAGACCGCTGCCATTGCCGAAGGCTTTGACCATGGCTGGTATGATGTGGCGACGGCGCTGAAAGAACTGCGTGAAATCTCTGCCGAAACCGGCATGTACACTGACATTACCGACGAACAGATACGCGATGCAGAAGGGTTGATGGTCTGGGACATCCGCGAAAAAATGGACCCGTTTGGCGGATTACGCCCCACCCCCGATAAAGCCAGTCTGCACTACGACCCCACCACCGGAAAGGCCAGTGAACCGATGACGGGTGCATTGCCGACAGGGGCGGGCCAGACGCAAGAGAAAAACCCTACCGCGCCGTCAACGATGTTGCACAAGCCGGGTGATGGGAGCTAGGTTATGAGTCGAACATGGAAACGCAAGCGCATGAAGATGGATTTGCGGCAATACACCGCCATTGTCAATACTTTATTGCGACCGAATCATAATCCACAACTGGTAGACGTGATTCGTATGTATTGCCGTGATATGGAAGCGCGTATCATCTCTGGTGTAGATGAGGTTTAGTGGTGATAGATTTACGTCACGGTGATTGCCTAACACTCATGCAGGACATCCCCGACCATTCGATTGACCTACCTTACGGAACCACCGCTTGCAAGTGGGATGTGATTATCCCATTCGATAAGCTCTGGGGGCAATACAAGAGGATAGTCAAGTCGAAAGGCGCGATAGTACTCTTCGGAAGCGAACCTTTTTCTTCAATGCTTCGAATGAGTAACCTTGCATGGTATAAGTATGATTGGATATGGGATAAAGTCCGTCCGTCTGGTTTTCAGATAGCCAAATACAGGCCAATGCAGAGGCATGAGATTGTTAGCATATTCGCTGAATCAACGCCTACATGGTATCCGATTAAAACACCACGCGATAAGCCGGTAAAGGGAAAGGTATATAATCAAAGCGAATCTTCTCCGCTAAAGAACAGTGATGGCGTGTTGAGGACATATACTGACTCTAACCCACAATCAATCATTCCATTCTATAAGCAAAGTGATGGTGCGTATATTCACCCCACCCAGAAACCCGTAGCCCTTCTCGAATATCTCATTCGTACCTACACGCAGGAAGGCGAAACGATTCTTGACAACACGGCAGGGAGTGGAAGTTTAGGGGTCGCGGCAATCAACACAAATCGAAACGCCATTCTCATTGAACGCAATGACCTTTACTTCGACGTGATGAGTAAACGTATATCCAAGGCACAAGAAGAGAAAGCGTTATCGCTATGCCTATAACACAATCTCGCGAAGACGAACGCAAGCAAGAAAAGGCGTTGATGCTGCTGGTGGGGCAAGATTACGCCGCCGCCATTGCACCCTTTCAGCGCGAAATCGCTCTGTTACAACGCGACATTGCCCTGCTACACGAACCAAATGGACAATGGCGACATGAGGCGGTGATACGCCTGCGTAGTATGCTGGATAGAGGACTGCTGGCGTTACATGACGCGGCAGAAAAGTCGTCCAAGCATATTCTCGCCGCACAAGCCATCGCCGCTGTAGCCGGGGCAACCTTCGCTGGACGTGCGCTATATGCTGGCGGGGCTGTTGCCGGATCGGTCAACATACCCATTGATAGCGAACGGTTGGCCGGTGAGCGTCCTGATGGCACAGCACTCTTCCGACGCTTACAGCACGATAACGCCGAAGTCATCGCCGCATTGACGACGTTGCTACTGTCGGGTATCCACGATCCCGCGTCGAGATTGCGCGATGCACAAGCGCACATTGACCACTTTGCCCGCCGCCGCATACCGTACCTGGCGCAAAACGAATACACCCGCGTGTACAACCGCGCTATGGCGTTGACCTATGAGGATAATGCCGATATTGCGGGATACTGGCGCTGGACGTGTATGATGCTGCCCACGTCATGTGCCGCGTGTATTTACCTTGACGGGCAAGTATTCCCGGTGAGTCAACCGTTTAACCAAGCGCATAATAATTGTATGTGCGAAGCAACCCCTGTATTTGCTGGTGATGCCGCTACGGACGGGCGCGGACAGGATTGGTTTACCGCACAAACACCCGCCATACAACGCGGTATATTAGGGCGCGCCATGTACTCGCTCTTTGACCAGAACATTGTAAAATTGTCCGACATTATTACCCGGCCACAGACCGCATGGGGACAAGGCGCGCTGGTGAAGAGTTTGGAAACCCTGTTGCGTGAAGGCAAGCTGACACCGCAGCAAGTCACCGACGCTTACCGTGTCGCGCGAATGCGCACATAACCCCTTCACTCGGCGCGGGATGTAGCGCAACCGGGGAGTCATACACCTCGTGAATCCTCCATCTTCGCCAACTTGTTGCGCGATGTGGGCGGCTATGCGCGCCGAGTGAATTCTTGGAGACGGCATGATGACTTCCCCGTATCTTGATTTACTGCACGAAGCGCAAGCGATGGAAAACACCGCCATTGAGTTGGGACTCAAACTGTTAGCCGTTGCCCCACCGGAAGATTTACCGACCCTCATAGAAATTACTGGTGATGAAAACGAACATTCGATTCTCTATCGTAATATAGTAGCACGATTAGAAGGGTAACTATGTC